ATAATTACTCTACATGTTAGAGTATTTTGAAATATACTTTCTGTGATTAGAATACTAGCAACAGACCCGCCGTCTAATTCTAGTTTGCCATCTTTGTGTTTTATGTGCAACTTATTCATTGTAAAGTTGCCTGGTCTGTAAAGGTTAGTTTCTCCTTGTCCAGAACCCTGAGCCTGATCGCCCTCTGATCCACCTACGCCTGTATATAATCCTCTATCAGAATTGTCTCCAGTTTCAGTAGGCGGCTGATATGTTGGTCCTCTGTCTGCCATTTATCACCCTATCATTACATCTCGTAGCAATGTTCTTGCTTTATTAGCCAGTCTCCTATCGACGAGTTTAATATTTCTTTTTGCTTCATTTAGTTCATCTTCATAATCATATGCATATACTGGACTGTAATCTGATGCACTATATGATGTTTGAAACGTTGAAGCTAAATCTTTACTTTCTTTTGTTATAATTGTTCCTTTAGTTTTATGCTTGTAGTGAAGTATTTGTGCTTTGGCAATATCAACTGTACCATACTTTGATATAATAAAGTCTTCGAGTTGATGTTGTGTTAGTGGCCATCCATAATATGGATCTACAATATTGTTAGCTAAGAAAACTAACCAAACTAAATTTGGATCTTCGTAATACAAATACGCAACTTGATCTGGTCTTAAGTCTTCTTTGACTGTAAAATCATAGAATGTATTTGGATCTCCAAGTATTTGTTTTTTAATTTCTGGACGTTGCATTAAGTTCTTAGCAATCTTGCCTTGATACTCTATTGCTGCAAAGTCTGAAAAATATCCTGGTTTAACTCTAGCCATTATCCTACACTCTCTTGATTACCAGCTGAAGCAATAGTCTCTTCTGCAAAGTCTTCTGCAGTCCAGATTTGAGTTTCTGTAAATGTCATTTTTAGTTCTGTGAAAACTGGGTTACCAGTATTTTGGAAGAACGCTGGTCCTCCTTCTGGTGTATAGTTTACTTCTAATCCTGTAATTGCTGCTCTTTTAAATCTATGCATACTATCACCATTACCAAGATAGTATAAATCTACTTCATGTGGATACTTCATTATGAAGTTAGAGTCAGCACCTTCACCCATTCCTGTAAATGATGGATGACTTCTTTGTTTGATTACTCTTATAATTTCTTTTAGTTTGTTTGACTCTTCTACTGATCTTGGATATAACTTCCAGTTAAAGTCAAATACTTTAAGTGCAACAGAACTAAACAACAATGATGTATGTGGGTTAGCTACTGTACCTGTTGCAATTGCTAATGGGTTCTCTACTTCATCTGGTAAGAAGTCCCTTGCAGCAGCTGCTGCTCCTGTTCCTAGTTTAGCTGTAAGTGCATTAATATCTAAACCAGCTTTTCTATCAGCTTCTTTTGCTTCACCTTCTGGCGTACCTGCTTTCTTAAAACTATCTAAAACATCGTCTGCAAAACTTGCTCCTGCAGCACCTAATGTTTTTAAGTCTTGTGAGTTATATGTCATTCCATATTTGTCAATAAGAGTTGATGGTATAGGAAGAACTATTGATTCCTTCATTACACTTTTTTCTTGATCAAAGTTATACTCATGGAAAATCATCATGAATTGGTGTACACCGATGTCTTCAGGGAAGAACATACTTCCAGATGGTTTTAACTTTGAATCTATGATGTCATTGGGAGAATTTCCTCCTTGACTACTTTTTTTATATCTTCCTACGTACATTTAATAAATACCCTTATGGCTTATAGCGGAAAATTTATTCCTAACAACCCCGACAAGTATCGAGGTGATCCCACTAATATTATTTATAGAAGTTTGTGGGAGTTCAAGCTCATGAAGTATTTAGATGAACACAATCAGATAGTAAGGTGGTCTTCTGAAGAATTTTGCATACCATATCGCAGTCCAATCGATAGAAAGATGCATAGATACTTCCCTGATTTCTGAGTTGAGAAGAATAATGGTGAGCAAATGGTAATAGAAGTAAAGCCTAAACAGCATTTAAAACCACCGCCAAAGCAGAAAAGACAGACAAAAAAGTACTTATCAGAGATGTATAGATTCGCAATAAACCAAAGAAAGTTCGAAGTTGCAGAAGAATATTGCAAGAATAGAGGCATGAAATGGATGATAATGACGCAAGATGAGTTAGGAGTTATCTAATGCCAGCATACTTTTTCGAGAAATTACTTAACTTAGTAGGCGATGAATTCGATATGGAATTCAAGTCTATGAAGGAATTATACAATGTAGAACAAGGTGATCCTGTAAAAAGACTTAGAGAAATGGCTGAACTTGAGAGAGATACAAGGCCAAATCAAATATTAGCAGGTGCAAATAGAACAAAAAGATTACTACCAGGCAGAATGTATATGTTTAAGTATATGCCTGAAAACAAAAATAAGTTGCCATATTATGATATGTTTCCTGTAGGTATTGTAATGAATGTAAGACCAGATAAAGGATACTTTAGTATGTTAAACTTTCATTACCTGCCATATGAGCTTAGAGCTGAGTTAATGGATTCAATATATCCTTTCGTTTTATTTGATAACATTACATCGAAAGATATTGGTACTTCTATAAGAGCTAGATTAAATACTAATAGGATCAATTTTGAGTTTATGCAGAAGAGAATGAACATGAGAGGATTCCTTCCTATATGGAAAAGATATCGATATAAGAATGTGGTTGGTCAGTATTTGTATGTTCCACCAATAGGTTGGGACACAATTATGATGTTACCAGTGCATAGATTCCGTAAGTCAGGCATAAATAGAGTATGGATGGATTCTATGGCTGAAAGAAGAGCTAGAAGAAAAATTAGAGAAAGAACTGGATTAAGAAAATAATGGCAAAAGCATTAGATATAGCAAAAGATTTATTTAACCTAGCAAAAGGTAAAGGATTAGAAAAACCTAGAGCTGGTAGTGAGTCTATGGGTAAAAGAGACAACGACCCAGGCGCGCCTGGTAGTTCTCCAGGTTCATTTAATGTTGGTTCGTTTACTGCAGCAATGCAGCAAGCAAATGGTTTTGCAAGAGCAAATAGATATCTTGTAACTATTGATACGCCACCAGGACCTTGGGTTAAATCAGATACTGTACAACAAATGCAATTCTTTTGTGATAATATTAACTTGCCTGGTGCATCATTAATACCAATTGATCATAAGAGAAATAGTATTGGTCCTTTTGATAGAAGACCATCAGCAATTATTCCATCAGAGATATCTGCAAGTTTTATGTTAGATGCTACTGGTAGAAACTTAGACTTCTTTCAATCGTGGGTAACAAATATAGTAAACATGGGTCAAGGTGGTAAATCAGTTGACAATGTAGTTAGTAGTCAAGGTGCAGCTTTTGGTGAGATTGCATATAGTAAGGACTATGTTACTACAATGAGAATTGAAACATTTGACATGAATGCTAACAAGATAAATACTTTAACAGCCTATGAGGTTTGGCCTTCCCAGCTCGGTGATGTGACTTTAGGGTGGGCACAAAATGATGAAATTGCTAGAGTGACCTGTAACTTTCAGTTAAGAAATTGGGAATCTGTTTCGCATCAATTGCCAGAAGGTCAAGATCCTTCTACATTTGCAAACAGAGCTTTAACACCAATGGAACAGTTATTAAGAATTGGTCAAACAGCTACAGCACTATCATCAAGTATGAAGACACCTAATAATGTAGGCGATGTAATAAATGTTCTATCAAATGCTCAAAACTTCGGAAGAGCAATTGGTGGAAGAGGATAATAATGGAGAAATATAATGGCACTACCAAAGATAACTCAGCCAGAGTTTGAAATAACACTACCTGTACTTCAAAAGAAAGTAAAGTTTAGACCTTTCCTAGTTAAAGAAGAAAAAGTTCTTCTTGTAGGTAAAGAAGGAAACGCAGGTGAACAACTAAACGCAATGATAAATTTATTAGAGGACGTAGTATTGTCACCTAAGAATTTTGATGCAAGAGATTTAACAGTTTGCGATATGGAATATCTGTTTATGCATTTAAGAGCTAAATCGGTTAACAATCTCGTCAAACTAAAATATAAAGATAATGATGATGGCGATGTTTATGATTTTGAAATAAACATTGATGAAGTCGAACCAACAATTGACCCAGACAGAAGCAAAACATTTGCAGCTGGAGACCTAATGGTTGAGATGAAAGATCCAACTATTGGTATTATGGAAAAAGCTGGAGTATCAATGGATGGTTTGAAACAAGAAGATGCTAGTACTGATGATATGTTTAAGCTACTTGCTCATTGTTTAGTACAAGTTACAGATAAAGATTCTGTATACGATGACTTTACAATTCAAGAAGCTATTGATTTTCTTTCTTCACTGGATATTAAAACCTTTGAACACATCAAAGAATTCTTTGAAACCGCTCCAACATTAACACATGATTTGGAGTATGTTAATAAGAATGGTAAAGATAGAAAAATTACGCTGAGAGGCATACAAGATTTTTTTTAGTACTGCTGAGCCATAATACGCTCGCAAACTACTACGAAGTTATCTTCGCACTGGTTCAGCATCATAAATATAGTATAACGGAGGTTGAAAACCTCATTCCTTACGAACGTGAGATTTATGTTGCTATGTTGTCTGCACACTTAAAGGCAGAAAAGGAAAGGATGGAAGCTAAGAAGGCTGGTCAAAAGATGCAGCCTAGAAGACAACAAAGGTTCAGGCAGTATAGTCCTGGCCGTTACAGGAGATAACATGGCAGATGATAGATTTCAAGGCGACATGAGTCGTAATGAAGTAGAGATGGACTTATCTAAGTTCATGGAAATGATACAAGAAAACGCTGCTCTCAAAGATGAGATCAGAGACCTTAAAGCAAATGATACAGTTAATCCATGGCAAAAATGGATACACCTTGCAAGAGCTGTAGACTCATGGAGAATTTGGCCTAGAGCTTTCTTATCAGTATACATCATTTTAGTATACTATGCAGCAATGTGGTTTATGGATTTACCTGAACCTACAATGGAACAATCAGGTTTAATTAGTATCTTAGTTGGTGCTGGTGCAGCTTGGTTTGGATTGTATGTAAACAGCGCAGCCAAAGAACACGATACTAACGCTAAGAAGTAATAGATGGCTTTACCGACTCCTAACACAGACCCAAGAAAAGGCAGACCCACTACCACTACAGGTGGTGCGGGTGCCGCTGAAACAAATGAAATGAATAGAGGTCTAAAGGATGTCGAAAATGTAATTGTAGAACAATTATCAATGATGTCTGGTTTCCTAGAGATAGGAAAGAACTATTTTCCTAAATTAGGATTCATAGATAAAAATACCGAAGTAACTCAACAAAGACTTTATAGGTTATCTAAACCTATTAATGAAATGAATGATAATGTTGCTAAGTTAGTTGAAGGACTTGGCTACAAAGAAAAAGAAGAGGACGCTGATCAATTAGATCCAGTAGAAGAAGGTGGCGATGATGGTGAAGCAGTAGATGGTGGTGGAGAAGGTGAAGAAGATGATGCAAAACCTGTATTAGAAAGAATAGCAGATGATACTGCTGCCATTTTAAAAATAATGCAAGACGCTGGTGAGGATAAAAGAGGCGGCATTGATGAACCTGGCGAAACTGGTGGTGATGATGATGGTACTGGCGGAGGCGGTGAAGAGAAGAAAGCCGATGGAATGATGGCAGGTGTCGGTAAGTTCTTTAAGAGTTTATTTGGTAAATTAAAATTAATCTTTGT